TAACCGCACCATTTGGGGCAGTCATTTCATTTAGCCTGTTAGTTCTAACGCCTGTATCAAAGTCGCTGATAAGCGTATGTGGGTGGCTTGGAAGATCAGCGATTACAAGCGACCTAAACGTAGGTGCGGCAGCCGATCCAGTGGTCGGGCCAGCTAATATTGCATTTGCACTTCTTGTATCTGTTTTGTTAAAAAATGCACCAGCACCACCAATTGTGATTATTGAACTTGCAGCAGGGGGAGTATTACCATCATCACCAAAACCATAATATAGTTTCAGATCATTTTCATTAAACGCTAATTCTGAAGGAGATAAACTTGAAGGAGCACCAGCCGATCCACTAGCTGCTCTTTTTTTAATTCTTATAGTGTTAGACATGGCTTAGAAATTTCCCCCATTAACGAGTGTAAGCTTAGTTGTAGTTGAATCTAATTTAAGCTTACCAGAACTTGCGTTGTAGTACATCACAGAATTGTCTTGTTTATCCGTGTGGTCTAATAAAATATCAAAGCCCTCT